GTGCCTAGCTTGGATGTGCTTTTTTTGCGGCTTTTTTTGCGGGTTTTTTGCTGGTTTCTTGCGGCTTTTTTGCTGGGATTTTTTAGTGTCACAAAATGTGACCCGCAAACCAAAATTTGATGATTTTTTGGCTCAAGATCATGCTCGGACACCGATTTTAATATTTTTGACTTGAAGAATTTTATATTTGAGGTTCGCCGAATTTTTTTATCATTCGGTTCCGCCACGCCAATCTGTCACGGTTTTTTATTTTTAAAAAGCAGCGGTCTAAATGCTTGATATTTAGCTTATGATACCAGCCAATTATATACTTGCATTCAATGCCATTTTCGCCATCATACGCGAATTGGCACTGTTTATCCGCATTATGGCTTAATGGGCATCTTGGGTAAAAAAGCACCGTACACCCCCAGAAAGTAAAAAAAGTAAAAAAAGTAAAAAAGATTGTCGTGACAACTAGTGCGAAACTGCGTTGCCAAGTAAAAAAGTTTTTTACTTTTTTTACTTTTTTTACTTTTTTTACCCATGCGGTTATTTAAGAAATGCATCCAACTCATTGGCGCAACGCACATAATGACCCCGCTCAATTTTAGTAATATACCCCATGCTTTCCAGCTTATCCAACCACTTATAAACACTTTTCATACTAGTGATCTTCAGCGTCTTTTCCAGCGCATCAGCAAACTGCATGTATGAAAAATTGTCACCTTCCGACTCTACCGCATTTAGTACTCTTTCTTCCGTATTTTCTTCCGGATCTGTATACCAGTATGCTTCATTCTTTGGCAGCGGCTTGCGATATTGAAAATATAGCTGTTCATCTTCCGTATGCAGCCAGATACCAAGCGGCACTTCATGGAACTCGTTCTCGGTTCTGATCTTGGTGATCTTGAACACTTTCAACTGGTTATGTCGCCCGGTGTTGGCCACTTGAACCAAATTATCCAGAAAGTTCACAAAGTAGGACCCACCATACACCATGGAATGCTCCAGCGGCCGCTTTTCTTCCAGTTTCTTATGATGACTGATCATCATGAACGCGCACTGATATTCTTTCCGCAGCTCATCGATACGACTCATCAGCTGCGTGAGTGCATCATTCTTATGCAGCTGCGTACCAGAACTACTATATAGATTGTCCACCACGCACACATCAAAGTCACCAGACATGAGGTTTCCTTCGATGGCTTTGTACTGGTCAGTGAAGATCTTTATATTTTCCATACTTGTGATCAAAAGGTTATCTCGTAACAGACCTATCTTATGCGGATACTGAGCCATCATCCCGGCCATACACTTATCCACTCGTGTCTTCATATGTGCATCCATCATCTCGAACTGCACCAGTAATACTTTTCTAGGCCGCGGTACATTAAATGTGAGGAATGGCACTCCCATGGCCACAGACATGGCGAATTGCAAAGCCAGTATAGACTTGCCCACGTTTGATTGGCCAGAGATGCTAGAAGTGCCATTCTCTAAAAGTATTTCCTCACAGATCTGTACCACCTCATCTTGGAATCGATTGATAAATGTTTCCGGGTCATACGCATTGAGTCCACCAAAGTCCGCTGCACTAGCGCCATACACTGGCATTTTATCCGCGTAACTATATAGGTCATTGGCCGTATATCCATCCATGAAGTAGTCTGTAATATCATATTTGTCTGGCTTATTGTTCCATTTTAATATTTTTATCTTCCGGGTTTTATTTTGTTTGTACAGCTCCATGGCGACCTTGCTTGCACCTTCCACGCCTTTTTCATCATTGTCATAACATATAACCAGTTTTGTAAACTTTTCAATGCTGGAAATATCGCGAGGGAGTGCGCCAGCACCCGAGGTAAACGTAATAGCTGGCGCACCGTTGGAATTGGCCGTGATGGCATCTTTCTCGCCTTCCACGACCAGTAGCGTGCTGTTGGTTTGTAGTTGTGGAAGCACGCTCATGGGGTAGATCTTGCAATCTGCGTTTCCAAATTGCTGACCTTTGTGAAACTTGTAATGGTCTTCATCAATTTCAAATATCAGCTGCACTTCGTCATCACCTTTATTTCTGGCACCTATGCCATACTCTTTTGCTTTCTCTGGCCATGGCAGCTGCTCATGCTTAACGATCAGATCAAAATGTTCTAAGAATACCGCCCTTGCTTCATCGTATTTGGCCTGTTCTCTGGCCTTATTTCCTCTGATGAATACTGGAGTTCTGGTATTCACTAGCTCCGGCGGTCTTTCCTCTATCTTTTCCATATCGTTATGATACCAGTGCTTATGGCAACGATGGCAGTAGCTGAATTCTTCATTGATAGAGACACTAAAGTCCTTTCCACATCCATCCTGTGGGCAAACCGCTCTAGTGCCGCGCGTATTGACGCGACTGAACTGCGGTTTCAAATCGTATTCTTTTTACTTTGTAAGTGTAGTAGGTCTTGAAATATGCTTGCACCCGCATCAATTTTCTTACGATCTACCATGTGCTGGTGATACTTTACTTCGGTCTTATCAAATCTTAATATCATGGCATAAGCGAATTTGCGTTTGGTGTCTGAATGTTTGAGTCTCTTAGGCTTGCCGCCTTCCATGACATAATAATCCACATTGCTAGACTTTTCCATCATGGTAACGTACTGCGCCACTTGGATCTTATGCTCTTTATATAGATACTTACTTGTCTTCCAATCGATCAGCACAAGATCATCGCCAACCTTGCCAACACAATCCACTGTACCAGCTACACGCTGCTCATTGTCTACCAGTATCAATTCACTGGCCAATGGTTTGAATTTGACCTTATTGACCCAATTGAGATACCCGGTAAAGCATTTCATGGCGCTGACAAATTGATTTTCCGTAAAATCTCTAGGGTCCACATTCAGACCACGTTGATGTGCTTCTATTAATATGTGTAGTAGTGTGCCTGTTTCGCCCGCATCCTTTAGCATTGCATCCACATCATTGCCTAGCGCAGTTTGACGTTTTGCCCATGCCATTAATGCATTTTTATTCCAGCCTAGATTATCCCCGATAACACCAGTGACGCTTGGAGCCTTGGTATCATCTTCTAAAATATACATTGCGCCATGCTTCTTGAACTTGTCATATCTTAATATGTCGCCAATTGTTTCGTCCAGATCGACTTCCACAAAGCCTTTCTCTTTTACGTTCTTTAGTAGTTTCCCCATGTTGTTGTCCTCTGTTTAATGGTTGGATATGAATTCTTCTAATTTTTGTTTTACCTCACTTCGCTGCCATGCCTGTTTGGTCACGCTAAACAGCATTAATAAAATAAAAAGGCCAGTGGCAAAGAAAAAGAATGCCAGCGCCAGTACCAGTGCTTCCACGCACCATTCTGCTACGTTAATTAGAAACATCTTCATCATCCTTAATATTCATGATCTTTAAAAACAATTCCATCTTGCGGTCGATGGCTAGTAATAATATCCACATGCGCTTGAACCACATCCAGACATACCACTTCATTAAAAAATAAAATACGACACCAAAGAATGCGACCATGATCACATCCATTACGCCGGTTATCATTACCTCATATAAATACCATTTTGTCATGTTGTCTCTCCTTTACATCGATTACATGTTTTACGTTCCTTACCTATGGACGGAAAATTCTCATAATAATTATATATCGTTCTTTTTAGCAGCCTATTATAGGTTTCGCGGCTAGACTCAAGGTCTATTTGCCAACATTTTTTGCATGTAACGCAGTATTTAATATGTTTATCAGCTTTTTTCGCATCATATGCTGGTCCACCATTAGAGTCATTTGGCTCGTAGTCAATATGTATAATTCTTTTTCTTTTATTTATTTGCAACGAGGACATGTTTTTACTTCTTTACCAATTCTTGGTATCACACCAAATGGATATATCATATGCGTTACAGCATATATTCTTTTATTGACCTTTTCCCATACATGGCCACATACACCGCAAGCTTTTAATACTTCATCCACGATAAGCTTACGACCTCGTGTTTCTTTATTTTCTACATGCAACATTTCTTTACCTTTCTCCCCGACCCGCAAATACATTTTTGATTGCGCCCAACCAGCTTTTTTGCTTCTGATTCTGTGCAGTAGAACGGATCTCTTTTGTATTGTCTGATAAATCCACCGTATCCACCGGCGGCTTTGATAAGTTTTGTTTTAAATCCTGTTTTGCCGCTTGACGGCGCAGATTTCTTCGGCGTACCCATTCTGAATTCGGATACTTCTTCTTGTGATGCTTTGTCTTTGGCATTACCCAATCTCCTCTCTCACTTTTTGCGTTATATCATGCTCTTTGCCATTCTTATCTTTAAAGCATGCAAAATGCACTTCACTATTCTTGCGTTGTGTCATTAATTCTTTCATGTCTTGCACTAGTTCATCGAAACTGAACGCCAGTACCAGAGCGTCTTCCCACTCTTCATGCTCATTATCATAGGCGATGCTGCCAGCGTAGTGTGATTTCATGAAAACTCCGGAAATCGGTCATAGGAATAAAACCACTTACGATTCTTGGTCTGGTTATTCTTGCCTGTAGTTATCGCAAGGCTCAATGCATGCGAGTTGTCATATGGGTAGTATGCAATAATATTTTTTGGCAAAAAATACACGGCCACTACGTCTATTCTATTGGTATTTTTATATTTTGTAAGGCTCACCTCAATTGATGTGCCACGTTTTAACTCCGTTACCGTTTTGATCTGGACACGTTTCATTATACCGTTGGTTAATTCTACCACAAGATCTACTTGATCAGAATCAACAACAGGCGCATAAATATTATATCCTTGCTCGATCAAACTTTTTTGCACTGCTAATTCGCCCATTTTACCTTTATTGAGACTGTGCATAGCGATTTCTCCATAGCTGCTGCACACTCTTTAATTGAAATTGTTCTAGCGTATAGAATTGTCCATAGCCAGTATCTTTTATATTGGTCTTGCGCAGTAAATCTTGTGCTGTGGCACCGCCTTGTATGGTATAGTGCGGTAGGTCAGCTGTTACTAGTAGATATATATCCGCATCTTCTAGCTTTTTATGTAGTTTGCATTGTAAGTAACCGGGGTTATAACTGGTGGTCTTTACGTCAACCTTGCGGCCACTTATGATCAGGTCATATCCTCTTCTGTGGGGTCCTACAGAAAAGTCTGGAAATCTATTGAAATATTTGGCGACAGCGATCTCGCCCGCCATGCCATTTATGTCTGGATCAAGTTTTTGTTTGCGAAAGCTCGTTCCATTTTTTTGGTTCTGAATCATCCTTTCCGTTCCGCTCAGTAGTGCCATGTTCAGTTCCAACTGGTTTAGTGTTATCTTCATCTGGTTGTGGTTCTTTTTTTAATCCAGTATACAAGACCATATAATTGCAGATATCCATAGCTCTGGACATTACGGTTTCATCACTGACTTGTACCCCGGTTTTTGCGTCATTGCAGATTGCATCTACATGCTTCAATACATACACCATTAATGCTTGTTCTGGAGTTGTACCAAGCCTTGCAGCTACATGTTTAAAATTGTACAAACGATCTTCGTTTGATATGGTATATTCGACGCTTTTTGCGTCACTAAGAGACATAGCTGTTTCAAAAAATTCTTTTCTATGCTGATTGAATTCTTTACTGTTCATTCTTCCTCATCCCAATTGGCCATGTCTTGCAACACATCGACCTCTACCTTTAATGCAGCGATCTGGGCATCCATTGCAACAACGGCATCTATGACACTGCCATGTGCTTTTATTCTTTTGTTGAAAATATCCATTTGGTATTGTGACCAGTTAAATTCTTCATCAAGAACCAATATAGATTCCTTTTCTTCTTCTATTGCGCTGGTATGCTCACTACAACATGAACATATCACGCTTTCATATTCTTTCAGCTTTGCGCCGCAACATTCACTTACTAGCATTGTTCTTCTTATAATTACTTGGGTTATCTAAGAATCTTAATATTTCATCGCATACATCCATTGCGATCTCCATGCGTTTATCTTCGTTTTTAACTTTATGCTTTTTCAACACTTCATCTACGCATTTACTTACAACATTCACGAGATTTGCTTTTGCATTCATTTTTTTATCTCCTAATACTTGCGGGGTCATGGCTGTTTCCACCAGTGCCGACCCTTGACCAGTTTTTACAACATTTCTGACCCCGCTTTCATGCACTGCGACATGATCGGCAATTTCAGCTGGAGAATTCTCTAGTTTGCCAACCTCAATGAATTCATTTGTCATGCTTTTCATCTTTAACTCTCCAGCATAATCTTTATTGATCACGAAACACATTTTTCTAATAACCTTTTAAATGTGGATTCGCGAAGTATATATACCCAGTGACCTCTATCTTGTCTGGTGGCCACCAGATCACAATTTTTGAACTGTAGATATGCGGGCAATTTCTTGCGCCGCTTTACTTGTACTTTTAATTCTATATCATCAACATGCGCTAAAATATCAACATCACTTTTTTGCATGATACTACGACCATCACTACCCCAAGCTCGTATGGCCTTGATGTCGAGGCTCTCAAACATGCTAAGAACCTCGACCTCACCACGATAGCCTTTTTTAGCTACGTTGATCAAAATGGTAGCTTTTCGTCTGAATCTTCTGCTTCTGGCCTATAAACTGAGCCATCTTCTTTGAATAACTCTTCTGGTCTATAGTTTGGTTTCATCTCCGCCCAAGCATCCTTTGCTGCTTTAGCCAATGCTTTTTTTGGCACTGGAGCAGTACGATATTGCGTGTCCATGCCTTCACCTTCGCGATTAACGATCACATCATAATCGGTTAGATCGCCCCAATCTTCATTCTTGTCAAAAAATGCCA